TCACGGTGCTGCCAATGAAGACGCTCGTGCTGTTTTGCCGAATGCCTGTTGTACTGAACTTTATGTCACTATCAACGCACGGTCACTGATTGAAATGAGCCACCTGCGGCTCTGCACTCGTGCCCAGCGTGAGATTCGTGGACTGTTTATGGCAATCAAATTCCAGGTTTCTCAGGTTTGCCCCGAACTCGGCGCATGGATGGTTCCGTCCTGTGAAGCGAATCCAAAGTATCCGTTCTGTCCCGAGGGGAGCCGCTGCTGTGGCCGCCATCCGAAGCTGGCAGATGTTTATAAAACTATTGAGAAGTAAGGAGCGTACATATGAATAAGAAATCTGTTATAGATATCAATAATTGCGATATTCTGAATGAAAATGGTGTCCTACGTCTTGTCTACAATTTTAACAAATGCACTTCTCCTATGATCATGGTTAGGGCAAAATCTTATCATGAGTTCAATAAAAGTGGTATGTTTCTGTTTGGTGCAAAAACATGGGCCACTTATATTGTGCAGCTGAATATTGACGAGGAAGAACCCATTCTGCGCGGTCTACTGGCCGATATTTATCAGAATTATCACGACCTGTATGAGGAAGTCTTCCATGGAGCTGCTGAGGATGACGATACCCCGGATTGTGACTGTGAAGATTGCTGCGACGATGATGGTATTATTGATTATCTGACTCTTACTGATACTGGCCGTATGAGTGAAAATGGGCACCATATTGGCCGCTTTGACTTCGATAGCCTTGCAGAGCTTGATACTGACACTCTTCATATTTTGGCGAAGGCTTGTGATATCAAAAATTCTGAAGTTATGACTCGTGGAATCCTGCTTTTGAATTTACACAATCAGGACATCGATATTGATGATCATTGTTATTGCAACGATGACACCGACGACGATGAGGACGATATCAACGAGTGCAACGGCGACTGTGAGAACTGTGAGTACACAGGGCTGGACGATCGTGATGAAGAGAGTGATGAAGACGACAGCTGTACCCGTGAAGCAGAAGAGCACTCCGAGTGGCTGCACCCGATTGAAGAAGATACCAAGTCTGATTCTGTCGATTATGAGTATGTGGATGGTCCTGCTCACTATCATGGCACCGAGTGCATCGAAAATATGCGCAAGCTGTTTGGCGATGAGGCCGTCCGCTGGTTCTGTATTTGCAATGCCTACAAGTATCGCTTCCGTGATGGTTCTAAGCCCGGTGTGGCCGCAGAGCAGGACGAGAAGAAGGCTCGTTGGTACGAAGATTATGCCGTGAAAATGATGAACGAACAGCGCTATTATTGATTTGGAGGTGATGGAATATGGAGTATGTAATCAAACGCAATGGCGTAAAAGCTCTGTTCGACAAGTCTAAGATCGTGAATGCAATCGAAAAGGCGATGACCACCACCCCAGGCGGTATTGACTCTCGTGTATCGAATGCAATTGCGGATCATATCGCTGAAATACCAGATACTCTTTCTGTCGAGCAGATTCAGGATATCGTCATTGATCAGCTGAAGGCAAGTCCTTTTGCTGATGTAGCTGAATCTTATAGCCACTGGCGAAAGCTCCGTCAGGAAATTCGCGACAAGGAAAAGACGAATGCCAGTATCCTTGAAATCATCGACGCTAAGAACGATGCGATCAATCAGGAGAACAGTAATAAGAACCCAACCGTGAACAGCGTTCAGCGCGACTATATGGCCGGTGAGGTATCAAAGGATCTAACCGCTCGTCTTCTGCTCGACCCAGAGATCGTCAAAGCGCATGAAGAGGGCTTAATTCACTTCCATGATGCAGATTATTTTGCTCAGCACATGCACAACTGCGATCTGGTCAACCTGGAGGATATGTTGCAGAACGGCACTGTTATTTCTGGTACTGGCATTGATAAGCCCCACAGCTTTTCTACCGCCTGCAACATTGCCACCCAGATCATTGCGCAGGTGGCATCCAACCAGTACGGCGGCTGTCTCATCTGGCTCCCTTTGTGGATGTCTCCCGCAAGAAGATTACAGCAGAAGTTCATAACGAATTCTATGAGATGCTTCAGAATGATGATATCGAAAAAATGCCATCACAGGAAGCTATCGACCGTATTGTAAATCGTCGTCTAAGAGCTGAGATTTCTCGCGGTGTTCAAACAATCCAGTATCAGGTCATCACTCTTATGACAACCAACGGTCAGGCTCCTTTTATCACTGTGTTTATGTATCTGGACGAGGTTCCTGCCGGTCAGACTCGTGATGACTTAGCTGTCATTATCGAAGAGATGTTAAAACAGCGCATCAAAGGTGTCAAAAATGAAGTTGGTGTGTATGTTACTCCTGCATTCCCGAAGCTGATTTATGTTCTTGATGAGGATAATATCCATCCGGATTCTAAATATTATCACTTAACTGAGTTGGCAGCGCAGTGTACCGCAAAACGTATGGTTCCTGATTATATCTCTGCAAAGGTTATGAAAGAGCTCAAAGGCGGCGTGTGGACAAGTATGGGGTGCAGGAGCTTCCTCACTCCTGACCGAACTACTGAAAATGTGGCGAATGCAGGGAACTGGGTCAAGGGTCAGAAATACTATGGCCGCTTCAATCAGGGTGTTGTCACCATCAATCTGGTGGATGTAGCATGTAGCTCTGGTAGAGATATGAACGCATTCTGGAAAATCTTTGATGAACGTCTTGATCTTTGTCATCGTGCATTGCAGGCTCGTCATAAGCGGTTGCTCGGCACTATTTCTGATATGAGTCCTATTCATTGGCAGCATGGTGCACTGGCACGCCTGAAGAAGGGCGAGAAGATCGACAAGCTGCTCTTTGGCG